CGCCAAGACATGACCGTTTCGGTTGGTCTTGGCAATGCCGACAAGCGCACGCAGTTCCAAGGCATTCAGTTGATTCGCACCGCTCAGGGTGAACTGATGCAGGCCGGCTTGGTGAAGCCTGAGAACCTGTACGCCAGCGCGGCCAAGCTAACCGAGTTGATTGGCGAGAAGGCCCCTGAGAAGTACTTCAGCGACCCGAGCAAGGCAGAGCAGCCTAAGCCGCCTGATCCCACTGAAAGCCCTGAATTCATGCTCAAGGTGGCTGAGTTCAAGCGCAAGGATCGTGAGCTAGAAATTCGTGAACGCGAAGTGGACATCAAGGAGCGCGACTCTCAGATCGCTGGCCTGGTGGAGCATGGAAAGCTTGAGGCCGAACTTGCAGCGATGGTGCCTGGCGATCAGGTTCTGATGCAGATCCAACGCCTTGAGGCCCAACTTGCAGCCCTGCAAGCCAAAGGCACGCAAGAAGCCCTGAGCGATGTTGAACAGCCAGAGATGGCGGAGGCAAATGGACAAGTTTGAAGCCGCCATGAGCCGTGGTGAAGAGGCAGAGCGCCTGCTCTCCTCGCCCATGTTCTCGCAAGCCTTTGAAGACACCAAGAAGGCCATCCAAGAGGCATGGGCTCAGTGTGATTCCAAGGACAAAGAGACGCAGCAAGAGTTGCTCTTGACAGTCAAGGCACTGGACAAGGTGAAGAAGTGCCTCACCGAGCACATCAACACCGGCAAGATTTCAGCGAAAGAGATTGAAGGCCGCAAGCGAAAGCTATTCGGTCTTCGCGCTGCCTGACAGCGAACGCAAGTTCATCAACCGAGGCCCCCTAGTGGGGCCTTTTTCATTGGAGCAACTGGATGCAAGAAGCACCGAACCCGGCGACTGAGAACGCTACGGCGGAACCTCACGACCCGGAAGGTATCGACGCAGCCGCAGCCGCGTTTGCACAAGCAGACGCACAGCCCGAAGCCGAACAAGACGACTCGCCAGCCGACGAGCCCGCAGACTCTGACGATACGGAAGCCACTGAGGCCGACCCGGAAGCGGAAGAGGACGCGGAAGCACTCGCCGAGGTTGAGTATGAGGGCAAGACCTACAAGGTTCCGCCTGAGCTTGAGAAGGCAATCCTTCGTCAGTCCGATTACAGCCGGGCCATGAACGAAGTAAGCGCCAAAGAGAAGGCATACACCCAGCGTCTTGAGCAAATCGAGACGATCACAGAGGGCGCGGACAAGTACGCGGAAGCTCTGAGCGGTGTACGCATGATCGAGGCACAGTTGGCTCAGTTTGAGGGCATCGATTGGCAACAGATCGGGGAACAGAACCCCGGAGAAGCAGCGCGATTGGCCGTCCGTCAGCTTCAGTTGCAGCAAGCCCTGGACAAAGCCAGCACCAACGCCAAGAGCATCGGTCAATCACTGGCCGAAACCCGCGAGCGGCTTCGCAACGAAGCACGCGGCGACATGTTCAAGGCGTTGTCCAAGTCTCTCAAGGGCTGGGGTGACGAGATGGGCGCGAAGCTGACCGAGTACGCCACCAAGAACGGCGTGAACGTCAAGACGCTCCAAGACCTGACAGACCCCGGCGTTGTGATCGCTCTGGACAAGGCCCGCAAGTACGACGAACTCCAAGCGTCGAAGACTGCGATCAAAGCCAAGGTACAGAGCGCACCGCAAGTGACCAAACCAGGCGCACCGCGTGGCAAGCCTGACGCGAAAAACGAGGCTATGGCCCGCCTGCGCAAATCCAATTCAATTGACGACGCAGCAGCCGCATTCCTGGCGGTTGGTCGTTGACTACCTATTGAGGTAAAGAAAAATGACTGTTCCTGCAAATACCCTGCAAACGTACCAATCGACGTACAACGCCGAGGACGTGAGCAACATCATCATGAACATTTCTCCCATCGACACTCCGCTGTTGACGATGGCGAAGAAGGGCACTGCTGAAGCCACTTACACCGAGTGGCCGATTGAGTCGCTGTCGGCTGTTGACACCGCCAATGCGAACATCGAAGGCGACGACGCTACGATTGATGCTTCCAGCACCCCGACCCGTGCTGGCAACTACACCCAACTGCTTGATAAGACCGTTAGCGTGACCACCACGCAGAACGCCATCAAGAAGTACGGTGCCCGCAACGAATTTGCCCGCCAAAAGGCCAAGAAGGGTAAGGAGCTGAAGCGCGACATTGAGACCACGTTCTTCCTGAACCAAGCCCGCGTCGTTGGCGCTGCTGGAACGGCTCAGAAGATGCGTTCGCTGCCATCGTGGCTCACCACCAACGTGTCCCGTGGTGCTACTGGTGCCAACGGCTCTACCACCACTGCCGCCACTGACGGCACTCAGCGCAACCTGACTGAAGCCCTGCTCAAGGAGGTGATTGTGTCGGCGGCCACAAACGCCAACGACATGCCTTCGGTTGTGATGGCTGGCCCTGCCAACCGCGCCAACCTGTCCAGCCAACTGAGCGGAAACAGCACCCGCTTCTATGAGCTGGCTGACGGTCAACTGAACGCATCAATCAGCGTGTACCGCAGCGATTACGGCCCGCTGAAGCTGGTGATGAACCGCTTCCAGCGTCAGCGCGACGTGTGGCTGCTGAACCCGGACTACCTAGAAATCCGCTATCTGGAACCCCTGCAATACCAAGACCTGGCAACCACCGGCCTGTCGCAGAAGGGCCAGATGTGGTGCAACCTGACGCTGGCTGTGCTGGCTGAAGGTGCCCACGGTGTCCTGGCTGACCTGAACACCGCTGTGATCTAAGCGGAAACGCTGCAAACCAAGAGGGGGCTTCGGCCCCCTTTTTCTTTGGGGTACTTATGGCAGAGCGTGAATTCATCGGCGGCGCGACCAATACCGTGATCCACACGGAAGAGGACGGAACGATGCACATTGAGGAACGGCAGGACGTCGCGCCGATCATTGAATACACCCATGCAGCTAGAAATCATCGCTTCGATGCTGATTCGCTGGATGGCATGTTGCGCCATGAGGGAGAAATCCCGTTCGTTATATTTCAGGAAGAGTGCAAGCGGCGCGGCATCGTGCCGAATCTTGCAAGCATCGAGTCTACCGAGGTGATCGAGGCCATTCTTCGTGATCCGAAGTACGCGAAGTTCCGTGCGGCTCCGAATGTGCGCGATCAGCACATCATCATGAAGGGCCTGCGGTGATTACCACCTATGCAGACCTTCTCGCCCACCTGGGCCGGATGGTCACGTTTGAGGGCGACAACCCCGGCGACGCTTCGCTTTCTACTCTGCAAACGGTTCTGACGCTGGCCCAAGTTCGCATCTACCGCGACCTTGAAACCGAACACACAGAGAAGGAATGGGACGTCACTGTAAGTGGTAACAGAATAGCTCTGCCGGATGATTTCAGGTCTGCGAGTGTCGTCCACTTCGGTAAGAAGACGCTTGAGCCTGTCTCATACGAGTTCTTGCGTCAGGAACTGGACAACGGCGCTACTGGTGACACGAAGTATTTTGCCAGACTTGGGAAATACTTCTATTTTTCCCCCGCTGTTGCTGATGGCACTGCTGTTCAAGGCACTTACTACAGCGCATTGCCTGAACTGAGTGAATCGACCATTGCAAGCAATACGCTGTTTGCAGATGCGCCTGACCTGTTCCTGTTTGCCTGCATGGTTGAGGCCGCTCCCATGTACGGGTTTCAGGATCAACTGCCGATTTGGGAAGCCAAGTACCAGCAGGTCAAGGACTCGCTGAACCTTGGACACAGGAGAGAAGCCTACAACGCAGGCCGCATGAAGCGGCGTCCCTCTACCCTATTGATGGGCTGAACACATGCCTTCCTTATCCCTCGCTGGCCCCTCAAGTCAACTGCGGAGCTACAAGGCTGAGTGTCGGCGTGTTGTTAACTGGATGCCGGTTCAGATCGAATCAGGAACCGGAAAAGGCGGGCAGGTTGCCTACCTCAAGCAGGTTCCAGGCAAGGTGCAGAAGGCATCGCTTGGGGATGCTGTGCGAGGCGCATTCGTCTCGCGCGAAGTGCTGTATGTGGTGGCCGGCTCAAAGCTCTACCGTATTGCATCGGATTGGACGGCCACAGAACTAGGCACTCTCTCAAGCGGCAGCGGCCCGGTTGACTTCGCCGACAACACGACGCAGCTTTGCATTGTTGATGGCCCTGTTGGCTACGTTTACGACCTTGATTCTGGCGTGTTTTCGACCATCGGAACTAACTGGCCTGGCTCTGCGCGTGTGTCTGTTATGGATGGCTTTGGTATCTACTGCGAGCCAGGAACAGAACAGTTCTTCGTCTCAAGCAACCAAGACTTCACTGTCATAGACGCCCTGAGTTACGCGAGCGCAGAGGGCACAACCGGCAACATCATTGCGCACATTGTCAAGCACCGGGAAGCGCTGATTCTCAAGGAAAGAACTGGAGAAGTTTGGTACTCATCGGGAGGTGCTGACTTCCCGCTGGCACGCAACGATGGTGCAGCGATTGAGTTCGGTTGCGCAGCAACTCACTCGCTGCAAAAGATCGCAGGCACGGCATTCTGGCTGTCGAAAGACGAAAACGGCTCTGCAACTGTCAGCGCCATGACAAGCTACACACCGCAGCGGGTGGCATCTCACGCGCTTGAAGAGGTTTTGAGTAGTGTTTCAGACCTGTCTGGTGCCTATGCCTTCACCTATCAGCAAGAGGGCTTGAGCTTCTACGTTTTGCAGGTTCCAGGCTTGCCAACGACATGGGTGTATGAGCTTGCGTCAGGCATCTGGCACGAACGCGGCGAATGGGTTGATGGCGATTTGAAACAAGACTTGGCGACATGTCATGCCTACGCCTACGGGGTGCATGTTGTCGGCGGCTCTGACGGCAAGTTGTACCAACTTGACCCAACATCCAGCCAGAGCGCAGGTGCTGAACTGTGCCGCGACTGGATCAGCCCGCACAACGCACAGCCGAACGCTAGCCGACTGCGCTTTGGCTCGCTTCAGGTGGATTGCGAAGTGGGCGAAGGGCTTGCTGGGTCTGATGCGAAGTTGATGCTCCGATACTCCGATGACGGCGGCAAGCGCTGGAGCAATTGGCGCTACCTGACTCTTGGCCATATTGGCCAATACCAGGCCCGTGCACGCGCAACCATGTTGGGTTCTGGCCGTGATCGTGTTTGGCACATCAGAGTTACTGATGCGGTGCAGTGCAACCCTGTTTCTATTATTGTTGATAGTATTTAGTTAAATGCCTGACTACATCAGCAACACACGGCGCAACGGGCTTCTTGGCCTTCTATCGGATGCGCTCGGGTCGGTCGATCAGTACGCACAGAGACCGGACAACACCATGCCGATGGGAAAGGCTAATCCGGTCTTATCGCTGCTATCAAATGCATTGGTTCAGCCCATTCAACGCACGTTTGACCGTGCATCGTATGGAGAACCGCTGACTAACTATGGCAAAGCGAATGTACCGCTTATACCGCAAGACACAGCAGACACGGCTGCGAACCTTCTTGGCTTAGCTGGTGCTGCGCCTAAAGTCGTCAACGCCCTGAAGCCTGCGGTACAGATGAGAAGGTAATAAACATGAGCACAAAGCTTTTCCCTTTTCCTGCTCAGATTCCATTCACTGACCCAGTCACAGGAAAGTTGACGCGAGAAGCAATCAGGGCGCTAGACGCATTCTTTCTTCGTATGGGAGGAGTATATGCTCCAAGCAATACAGAACTTGACGAGTATTTGCAGTTCGACATACGCGAAGCCGATACCTCAGAACTTGCAAAGCGTGTAAGGGACATTGAGGCTGTAGAGCCAGCCACTCATATTGCTCAGATTGCCGAACTTACCAAGAGAGTTGCAGAGCTTGAGGATGAGGTGAGCGCGATTGCCAATCTAACAGCACAAGTTGCGGAGCTTTCAAAAGCACTGCGAGATTCTCAAACAGAAAGCATGTTCACATGAGTGCAAACCCATCAGTTCTTGTGTCTGGCGTTGTTTTGACTGGATCGGCAGCAGTCTATGCGACAGGCCCCACAGGAAAGAAAACTACCGTCAAGTCTGCAAGCGTCACAAACACTACCGCTGGTGTTGTTGCGTTGACAGTCTACAGAGTACCTAGCGGTGGGTCTCCAGCTGCTGGTAACACTATCATCAGCGGCAGAAACCTAGCTGTAGGAGAGACCTACAACTGCCCTGAGCTTATAAACAAAGTTCTCGAACCAGGCGACACGTTGCAGGCGTTCGGGCTTGGTTTGTCGTTTGATGTGTCTGGAGCGCAATCGGTAATAAACTAATTGATGCCGCATCTTTGAGATACTTCTTGCTCACTGCGTGATCTACAGAAAACCGTTGCGACTGGTGGTGTCGTGGGTGCTGTGGAGTATCGCTGCTACTATCTGGCGCCGTAAGGTGTAAATATGAATAACCTGTCTGTAATAAATGCTGCTGTTCAGCATATTTCTGGCGGAGCTTCGCGTGAACAAATCTTGCAGTTTCAAGATTTGTTGAAGCAAGAATTCCCTGAGCCTTGGGAACAGGATTTCCCAGTTGAGCACATTTTTGCACCTGGCTTGTATGCGCGTCAGATGACTATTCCTGCTGGCGGTCTAATTATCGGAAAGATTCACAGGCATGCCCATGTAAACACCATTTCAAAAGGTCGTGTGTTTGTTGTCACTGAGTTTGGCAAAGATGAACTTTGCGCACCGGTCACTTTTGTTTCGCAACCCGGAACAAAGCGAATTGTTGTAGCCCAAGAGGAAACAATATGGACAACCTACCACCCGACAGATGAAACAGAACTAGAGAAGATTGAAGACTACGTAATTGCGCCTACGTATGAAGCGCTGGAAACAGAGATGTTGAAATGACCTGGGGTTTTACAGCTGTTGCTGGTGCAACACTTGTCAGTGGGTACTTGGGTTCACAAGCAGCCGGAGAAGCTGCTGATGCTCAAAAAGATGCTGCCAACCAATCCAACGCCACCCAGAGGTACATGTATGACAAGACGCGGGAAGACAACATGCCCGCTCTTGAGTCACGCAATGCATCACTCAAGAAGATGCAAGAACTTCTTGGACTTAGTGGAGACACCGCATCCAAAGGTTACGGGTCGCTATCTGGCCCTGTGTCTGTTGGCAATGTGCAAAATGAGGCCGGCTATCAGTTTGGCTTGAATCAGGGTATTGGATCACTTAACAACCAGCTCGCATCAAGAGGTATGCGTAACAGTGGTGCTGCGCTCAAGGCTGCAATGCGCTATGGCAACGACTATGCAACAACGAAGTATGACGCTGCATTCCAGCGTGAGATGGCTAACAGAAATGCCCAACTAAACCCTCTTCAATCTTTGGCCGGTTTAGGGCAGTCTGGTGCCAACATTATCGCAGGTGCTGGCAGTAACATGGCAAACAGCGTCAGTCAGACGCAGGCAAGCCTTGGAAACGCGCTGGGTGCAAGTGCCATAGCTCAAGGCAACGCACTGTCTAGCGGTATTAACCAGTTGGCTGGGTGGTACGCAAACAAAAACAATGCTGGGTCAGGGTCTGGAACCTTCCAACCTACTCCAGGCGCTGACGAATGGTGGATGTAAATGGCACAACTTGACGCAGGCATATACAACGCGCTGATGCAGGCGCCAAGGTCAGCCCTTGACTACGCTGAGCAGTTCGCTCAACTAGACGATAGGAAATCCCAGCGTGCCATGAACGCCCTCAAGATGAAGGGTCTTCAGCAAGACATGGAAGATCAGCAGGGGTACAGAAACGCCCTATCCACGGCCCCGAATGATCAAGTGGGGCGCCTGAGCTATCTCATGGGATCGTCCAATCCGCTTGCCATCAAGCACGGGCAGGAAATGCAAAAGGCCGCTCTTGATGCCAAAAAGGTGGAAGCAGATATCCGCGACAAGAATGCATCTTCTGGAAAGTCTGAGTGGGAAGTCAAGCTTGCCAGAACCCAGCAGCATATCGGTCAGCTGGCGAGCGTGTCAGACGTTGATGGCGCCATGCGATGGCTTGATGAAGCACTAAATTCTGGTGAATTGCCGGCTGATCGTGTTGCTGTTGCAAAGCAGAACTTGCAATCCAACCCTGGCGCCCTTGGTCAATGGAAGCAGCAGGCAATGCTTGGTGGAATGAAGGTTGCAGAACAACTCACATTCAAGGCCCCTAAGCCGACAGAGTTGAAACTTGGGGATCGCGTTGTGATGGTTGACATGAACCCGAACAGCGACACATACAAGCAAGAAATAACCAGCGCAAAGATCGGGCA